GTAAAACAAAAGAACGGCATCAAAAAGCGGAAGAAGATACGCACCAAGATCGACTCAGATTGGCGTGAGTACTACGGGTCAAGCCCAGAATTAACCGCAGACGTAATCAAACTAGGCACCGAAAACTTCTCCAGAGAGATACTCTACTATTGCAAAAGCAAGTCTGAATGTAGTTACATTGAGGCACGAGAGCAATTTGCAAGGCGAGTATTGGAATCAACAGATTATTACAACGGCCATATACAAGTACGTGTACATGGCTCCCATATCAAAGACAAACTTTAAGCAGTTACGGCCCGCACAAGCCAATTACGTGTGCCCTAGACCTGGATCTCGGATCGCAGGGACGGAAGACTCACCGCGCTAGTGAGCACTCAATCACTATCCTTGACAGGACGACGATCGCTAATTGCCGCGGTTTGATTGTTTGAACAGAATTTAAAAGGCTAAAAAGATGCTTGAGCGATCAAGCAGGTTTGATACGTGTGTTAGCGTATGTGTATCAAACTGCCGTTGTTATAAAGACGCAACTCGAGGTACCGGACAACCGCCTCTGTAATGTTGTAACGCTATGTGCTATCAGAACTCAGATGAAGCCCTCTTTGCCCTGTGCGGGCAAAGTGTGACTATAGAATCTAGATGAAACTGTCTCGCTTCGCTCCTGAAAACAATAAGTTGATGAGCAGAGCGAAATCAACAGATGTACGCAGTACATCTTTAATCGTCTAAGTTAGTATCTGGCCAATCTCTAAACAATGCATGTTGAATGTTTCCTGAAACAAACTGATTGAACGATTTGTGTTTTGTTTCAAGATCTCCTTTGAGTGGAGCAACACGTTTGAATGCACTATCCATTTGCCCCATGTCCTTGAACTCCATTATGATCATCCATTCAGGCATGTCTGCGATGCTACGGAACCCCATCTTGCAACGTGTAATTCTATAGGTTTCCATTCGGCCTTCTTCAACTAAGTGATCAAAAAAACTTTTCATTCCGTTGACCCAGTCAATATCTGAGATGTCGCCTTCTTTGTCTGCCCAAATTGTGTATAAATCCATGTGTTTTACTCCAGTGGTCCTAAGATTTCAAATCCGTCTATTTCGCTTTTGTACAGGTGTGCTTGTTCAAGGTACAAGTATTGGAACCCTCGTAGTTTGTATATGGCACACTCTGTTTTCATCGTTTCTATACCCAGTCTCAATTTAGGATTGTGGTACGTCCATGCAAACTGATCACACAGTGCATTGTATTCGTCATAGCGGCGGATCAGAGAAAATGCTACTAACTTTGCTTTGTCGTAGTATCCGATCACATCTGTTGCAGGATCTAAATAACGTGCATCAAATATGGGCATCACACTTGAAAACTTTTTGTACACGCAGTAATCACGATAGATAGCATTCAGCGCAGAGATGTCTGGCCGAGTTATGTACATCCATTCTATGTCTATGCTGTAGTTGGTTTTACTCAAATCAATTCTAGCAAACTGATAACTGCTCATCTTGGGTCCACCCTGTGATTAAACAACCCAGTTAAGTACTCCTCAGGCCAGGTGTGATAGAATCCTTTGGCGCCCATTTGTTTTGCGGCTACATTTAACTTTGAAAGGCTTTGCACTAATACTAGTGCATACTTGCCTTGATTCATTATCACACCATTGACATCTTCTACATCTGCGGGATGATCTTCTAGTGCAAGTATGTCACGACTCAACAAAAATTCCTGGTTGGCATCTTCTACGGCTGTGTGAAAACGTGCATAAGGCCAGTCTGCAGAATCGTAAGCATACACAATAACTTCGTATCGGCCCATGCCCCAACGTGCTCTATTGCGCAAGTCAAAGTACGGATCAGCACCAATCAGCACTTGTACAGTGTTGTTGAGTCTGGCTTGTCGTGCAAACGGACAAGGAGGCCAACCTCCCAGGCTGGGGTGCGGAACTTCCACAAAGTTTTCACTCCAGGCTAGTATATCAGCAGTAACAGTTTCGATGTCCATTAGAAGAAAGGCAAATTAGATTTTTTCGTAGTTTCCATGTTTTCCTTGGACAAGGCAGCAATGAGTTTGCGTTCCTGCATGCTCATGTTCATGACATCTTCGTACGTGGCACCGCCACGCAGGTACCAAGCCAATCTAAAACTTTCTGCTTTGATTTGCTCGGCCTCCTTGTCCAGGCTGTCGATGTATGCACCGATTTGTTCGTTGTCAGCGATTAGGAGGCGGAGTCGAAAAAACTTGTCATGTCCAAGTTTATCTCTTGTGGGTAATGGTGATTGCAAGCAGTACATTCAACGTCCAAGGGTTTGATTTGCCCCTGCTGTGTTAGATCAATCACATGATCACGTATTTGTTTGAACACATTGCGATCACAATGATTCAAAAATTCTTTGATCTGATCAGGATCGTTTACAACTGCACCAGGTACTTGTATGGCAGCAATGCTTTTACTGATCAAATTTATAGTGAGTTCTGTGATCTGCCGCAAAGACTCAGTTAAAAACTTGCTTCGCTCTTCTTCGGTGATGTCACTTGCGGTGACTTGCTGCAATACTTTTTGTTTTTCAAACTGTTCCAATGCACTTTTGTTTTGTTCTTCGTAGGTGGAAGGTTTGAATATAATTTGCAAATCGCCTTGATCCATGACTTTGGAATAATCAGGACTGCTCATGTGATCCAACAGTATTCGTAAATCCACTGAAAACTCATCTTCATTTTTGCACTCTGGGCAAGTGCTGGCAATGTCCATGGCATGTCCGTAACTGGCAATGCGGATGGCAACCAGCAGAGCATTTAAATCTGTGTTGGGAATTTTCCCAGCATCTTTGATGGCCGGCACACAACTTTGTATCACGTTGATAACTGCTTGTCCGTTGAACAGTGCATCTGGTGTACGATAGTTGATCTCGTCAATGGCGGTCATTGGGTAAATTGGCAGTTCACCATTTTCTGGCATGACCAATGAGCCGGGTGCCCAGTGTTGACCACCGCTGGGCAATCTCAAATAAATTGCAGGCTGGCGAAAGAATTGGCGCAAAGGGTTGTTACTGGTTTGGGTCATATGAGTACCTATAAATATACCTATACTTATAGGCATAAAATCATGACCCCACAAGAAGAGAACATCCGATTACAACAACAAGTCAATGAAGAATTAAGGGTCTACAATGAGGCCCAGCGAAAAGCCACGGCAGAAACAGAAAAAGCCGCAGAAGTAGAAGCCAAAGTTGCAAATCTTACAGCCACAGGTCTCCAAATCATGGAGAAACTGTACAATGCCCAGTTGAAGTACACACTGGCCATGGCCAAAGGGCAAAAAGGTGCATCGCAATTCAATGACGGCATAGATGCTATGACCGAGGCCACTCAGATAGCAGCCGTGGCGCTGAGTTTGCTGGTTCCCGGTGGCGCATTGGTAAAAGGGGTAGTAGCGGGTCTTACTTTCCTGGGCACACAGGCCCTGAAAACTGCTGCCGAAATGCAAAAAGCAGCCAACGATCAAGCCGACGCCACATACAAAGCATTTCAAGCATTCAGCAAAGCCGGTGCCACTGGCGCTGATGGGTTAAAAGGATTCTTTGACGACGTAAATCGCATGCGTCTCAATGTGAATCAACTGGATTCCATGGCCACAGTGATTGGTAACAGTGCCAAAGACATGGCCTCCATGGGCGGCACAGTTAACAAAGCCCGCGGACAATTTGCAAATCTAGTGCAAGGCATGGGCGACTTTGAAACAGGCATGTTAAATCTGGGCATGAGCTACGACGATCAAGCCGAGGCTGCCATGGGTTACATGAAACTGCAAAACACCCTCAGCCAAGGGCAACAACGAGATTACGGCAAGTTGTCTGGGGGTATGAAAAAATACCTTGAAGAAACTGAAGCACTGGCCAGAGTCACTGGCCTAAATCGCAAAGAGCAGGAGGCTGCTCAAGAAAAAATGTTGTCCCAACAACGTTTTGGTGCTAAAATTCAAGAACTAAGAGATGAAGGAACTGTTGAGTCCAACAGGGCCGCTGATTTATTGATCGCTGGTCTGAAACGAGCTGCTGCTCAGGGAGACATGGCTGCACAGGCCTATGCTGACCAGACCACGGGCATGCTTACCAGTGATGCAGCCATCAAAGGCAATATGTCTACTCAGGGCAAACAACTGGAACAAATCAATGACATCCTTGAAGGTAGAATCACAAATGAAGACCAACTCAATGTGTCGCAACAAGAACTGTTGGCCACAACAAAAGAAGTTGGTAAAACATTTAATAAAACGTTTCAGGCAGGTGTTGGGGAAGATTTCTTGTTGCCTTTTGCTGAATTCCAGAAAACTGCCAAGTTAGCAAATCAAAATTTTGCTGAACAAATGGTGGATGCAACCGAAGAAGTTAAAAAATTAATCAACAGCACTGAAGAGGTAGACAATCAATTAAAACGCTACAATGCTTTGATAAAAGGTCAAAATGATGAAATGCTGGCACTGCAACGATCAATGAATGGTGCATTCAGTTCGGCAGGTGTTGGGGTGCAAGGCTTTACTGATATCCTTGTCAAGGCTGGTGACATGATATTTGAAGTAGCTAAAAAAGCACTTGAGATGTTGGGCCTAATGGACGCCGGCAAAGAACGTGAAGAACGACTAGGTAAAGAATTAGCAGATTCTGAAATGGCCGGGGCAGCTGGTGAAGTGGGAGCAGCAGCAGCTCAAGGTGCAGAGGCAATGACTAGTGCCCCCAAGGCAGAAGATATTAGATCTGCAAAAGATCTAGGTTTCATTGACCGTATGTTTGTGGGCGAGGAAAATGTAAAGAAACGAATAGAACTAGAAAACAAAGGCATGACGCCAGCACAAGCTGCAGAAGAAGTGGCAAAAAGCCAAGGCCGAATACCAACAACTGCAACAAACAAAAATTTAGAAGCCACCAGCAGTGCGGCTCAGTATTCTCCGTCTCCAGTAACAACACTAGTAACAGGTGCCGCAAAAACAGCCGCGCCAGCCGCACCTGCAGCCGCACCTGCATCAAGTGGTGGTAAAGGAGGAGCCGCACCTGCAGTCACAGGGCCGCCTACCAGTTTTAGTGTAGACAAATTGTTGAACTACATTGGAATGAAAGAAGCTCGTGGTCAGTATAATATGCTGGTGGGAGGTAAAACCAAATCTGATTTAACAACCATGTCTGTGGCGGACGTACAGAAATTCCAAAACACCATGATAAAAAATGGGCACGAGACAACTGCTGTGGGCAAGTATCAAATGCTTTATGATACTTTGGCAGGGTTGGTACGAAATGGCGTACTCAAACCTGGAGACATTTTTAATTCCAGCACACAAGATCGAGCTGCAATAGCATTACTCAAAGAAAAAGGAATGGATTCTTATGTTAGTGGCAAACTAAGCAAGGAAGAGTTTGCTGATAGAGTTGCACGAGTATGGGCCAGCATGCCGCTTGGATCAGGTCGAGGGGCTTATGATGGTGTTGGTAGCAACAAAGCCATTGGTTCTCGAGCAGACTATTTGGCAGCATTTGCTCGTGATGGTGGTATATTTGACGGCCCCAAATCTGGTTATGCAGCCACCTTGCACGGCCACGAAGCAGTGATTCCACTCAAAGACGGTGCTGTACCTGTGAGCATGAGTCAAGAGTTCAACATGACAGCCACCAATCTGGGTGAACTGGTCAACCAAATGCGAAGCAACATGGCCATGCAGGCCAGCATGTTGGCAGTGATGGAGGACATACGCAGAAGCCAAAGCACCACAGCTGACAACACTGGCAGAATGGCTGCCTATGCCAGCAACTAACAATAAATAATAAATCATGGCAGAACCCAAACAACCCGGCTGGCGCAAGTATTTCAAGGTAGCAGACACTTCTGGTGTCATGAGCCCTATTTCAGGTAGGAACCAATTTGGCCTGCCTGGTTACAACAAAAACGACGGCACAGACTCAGGCATGCCTGCGGACTTTGTGTTTCGCAACTATGCGTCAAGACTGCCCGAAGTTTATTCAGGACACCCCAATCGTATTGAACGCTACAATCAGTACGAGAACATGGACATGGACTCAGAGATCAATGCTTG